CAAGGCGCTTGCTTACAATCGCGTCCAACTCTTCCTGAGAGAACGATTTTGTAGGCTGCTGTTCCTCCGGCGTCGTATCAGCAGATTCCGGTGCTGCCGTAGCTTCCGGTTCCGGCGCGGGGCTGATCTCCGCTACAGCCTGTTCATCATCAGACATTACGTCTCCTACCTAGCTGTCCGGCTAGTCGGTTAGTTTACAATGCCATAGAGTATTTGACGTGTCAAACGCTCCACGGCAACGCAGGGACTACGACGGCAGGATTGCCAATGCTGGCAAGCGCTGCCGCCAAATTCTGCTGGGTCAATGCGACGCCATCCGCACCAAGATCGTTCTTGACCCAAGTAAGCACCTGCGCCTTTGTGAGATTTTCATAGGGCACAAACGGGCGGTCGTCGTTAAAATGGATCATTTGATTTCCGCAGACACTCGTGGATTTTCCACTTTCAGTAGCTGTGGCGGTCCATTTCACTGAAGTCACGACATTAATCCGGCCGTCTAATTCAGGGGCGCACGCCATTTCGACGACATCCCAAGCATACGTAATAGCCATCTTATTTTCCTTCCAGAGCCGTTAGACGCTGCTTAAGATCAGCATTTTCGCTCGAAAGTTCCTGAATCGCTTTCACGAGATAAGGAAGAAGATTGAACTGAATCGCCAGTTTTCCATCTTCTTTCTTGGCGACCTGACGCGGCAGAACATTGATATATTCTTGGGCGATGAAACCTTCATCGTGGCGGCCTGAGTCGATGTAATCAAATTCAACCGCGCGAAGCGCGTTAATGACACTCAACCCGCCCTCAAGATCAATGATATTTGTCTTGATCGACACGTCAGACGTAACCGACCAAGACGCATTGTTATTCTGCTGATACCAACCGCCGCCATTCTGCCAATACGCGCCGATGTTAGCCGCGCCATCAGACAGAACGACATAATTGCTGCCCGTCGCGCTGATCGGCGCAGCCGAGCCCTGATACCCGCCGATGATGACGTTATAAGAGCCGGTTGTAACGCCATACCCGGATGCCTGCCCCAGACATGCGTTATTAGATCCGCTGGTAATGCTGTAGCCAGCGCTATTCCCCACAGTAGTGTTATTGCCGCCGCCAGCGATTTTATTGCCCGCGTTATACCCAACCGCCGCGTTGCCGCTGCCAGTGCATGTGATTAGAGCATTCGTGCCGACCGCCGTATTGTTATTGCCAACACTATTGGTCGCAAGCGTAGCGTACCCAACGCCGACATTCTGAACGCCCGTCGTGTTAGCCGTAAGACTCGCGGTCCCAATAGCCGTATTAGTGCTGCCAGTATTGACTGAAAGAGTGCTACTTCCGATCGCCAGATTATTGTTTCCGACAAGATTAGCGGCAAGCGCTGACGACCCAATGGCCACGTTGAACGTGCCTGTAGTATTCGACGCAAGCGCCACATTGCCAAATGCGACGTTAGTGCTCGACGCGCCGCCGCCAAGACCGACCGTCATTCCTTGAATAGAACCAGCACCAGTGACTGTAAAAGTCCCCGACACCGCGCCATTGCCGCTTTTATCGACAGTAAACGACCCAGTGGTCGCGCCTGTCGAACTTAGGTTGATAAGATAAGAACCTGCCGCCGAGGCCGTGTTCGTAACGACCATCTTGATACCGTTGAACGCCGTTCCGGCGGCGTTCCAAGTATCTGTAAGATTATAAATATAAGCCATTACGCCCTCGTCTCTATCTCAAAACCTTCGCGGTCAAGAATCGCAACATCAAAACGGTCGAAGATCGCTTGTGATGGTATAGGACCGGAGCCACCCTCACCGACCGCCGGCATAAACGGCCCTAGCCCACCTTCATACGAGGCTGGCTGAATGCGAAGCTGCGGCCGAAGCCGCATTTCATCGCCATTTATGGACCGAAGCCGTATCGTCATGCGTAATAGCTGATGTTGAGCTTAGCGCTTGCGGCAGTTTCGATGAATTTGATTTTGTTGAAGTCGCCGTCATAGCTAAGCGACGCGCCAACAAAGATTGGCATTCCGACACTTGCCGTGGGGTTCGTGCCGTCGTCGCGCCAACGCACGTTCTGCGTTTCCGGCACGATCAAAGCCAGTGTAGCGCCTTGGGGGACGGTCAAACCAGCGGCAGAGCTAAGCGACGTGATCTGCTGATAGCCCAAGCAGACAGTAGTAGATTTCAGACCCATAATGCCCTCTTTAGGCTAGGAATTTCAATTTATACAGCGTTGAGAGATATAAGTCTACAATGCCGTCGATGATGTTCTGGATGGCGGAGTCGTCTTTATACTCTTTACGCGCCTCTTCGATCTCTTTCAGAGAATCTTCAAGAAATTCAACGACATTATTGGTCTTTTTAGCAGAATGCAGCGTGATCGGTCCAATCAGACCGTATCGGCCTTGATAGGCTTCAGCCAAATCATCAGCCAAATCGATGACTTTTTCATAAAAACCGCCCAGAGCCTTGTGTTTGGCGTAGCTGCGCGTGTTCAAATGCACCGAATGGGTCACATCGCGGGCTAAAAACAAATGTCCAATCAGATCCGCGCAGCTCATTGTCCCATTTCCCTCATTGGCGTGTTGCCCGGCACGATGTCGCCCATGTCCAGCGCCGCCGCGATGGTGCCTTGAACAATGTCCTGCACCTGTTCAGGCGTCATGCCCGCCTGCATGGCCGACAGACGCTTGGTTTCGGCGTCATAAGCCTTAATCTGCGCGTTTTGCTCGTCAATCGCCAGCTTCTGCATCTCATAGGACTGCATAAGCTGCTGGATCTGGGCCGTTGTGGCCTCCATTTCCTGCGCCATTTGCTCCATCTGCATACGCATGGCCTGCGCTTCCGGCGATTCGTCGGTGTCCTGAAGCACTTTTGGGTCAAGCATTTTCTCAAACCGTTTGGCCATCGTCTCAGAGCCTGGCCAGTCCATGTTTTTGACGAACAGATCGCCCGCAACCGACCAAAGCGCCGGATTCGTCTGGAGGATCTGGCCCATCGTGTCCATAGCTTCCTGCTTACGGGTCATGTAGCTGGGGCCAGAGGACACATGCACGTCGTAAGTGCCGACGTTCGGATTGTAGATCTTGGCGATCTCAATACCCTCTTCGTTGACAATCTTGCGCACCGCCTCCGGTTGAGCCGGATTGATGCGCGCCATGTCCACTTCGCCCTCGACGTTGATGATGCGAGCCACGCGCTGCGTGTCGTAGATCTTCGGGATCAAATCGACGAGCTGACGCGCGACGTATTTTACCGCGCGCGCGAGGTTGTCGACATAATGATAAGTACTCGTGTCGCCTTGCCGCTCCCGAGCGAGGATCGCACGACCCGTCCGCTCGTTGGAAGTCGCCCCAATGCTACTATCGTACTGGCCAGTGGTCGACTTGATGTCTTCGCCAGCCCCCATCTTGGCTTGAATAAGGCCCGTTTGAGCCATCGGAGGCTGGGCGCGTTCAGGTAGCGGTAGCGGGTTGCCGGCTCCGTCGGTAACATCGGGATTGACCTCCAGATACGGCCAGTTGTTCGTATTGGCCGTCTTCCAGTTGGTTTCGTAGCCTTCGAACTGGCCGCCATAGCCGATGAACGGCGCTTTGGGGGCCAGCGCCAGCATTTCCGCTTCTTGGCTGACCCAGTAGTTATACATGCGCTGCGCGTCTTTAGCGTTACGCACTAGACCGCTAATGTAGATCTGACCGTCGACCTCGAACTCGTTGCCGATCACGCGGACGACGGGGATGTATTTACCCGCCCACTCGCGTTCTTCCAGCACCTCGTAGCCGTTGGTTTTGATCCACATGACTTTACGACGGTCGCTCTCGCGGCTGCGCAGCGGCTTGCCATACGCGGTTCTTAATCGACGATCCTCCGGCGTGCCATCGAACGCCGTAATATTGTCTGGGTAGAGATTGAGCTTGGCGCGCTTAGTGTCGACGTAAAAATACTCTGCGATGCGGACAGTCTCTTGACTGACCCACATGCTGAGCGTCTGGTCGCCCACACCCTGACTCATCATACCTGTGACAGGCGTGGCGTCGGGGTACATGCGCTCATATTCAGCTTTCGGAATGTCTTCCGTAATAAAGCACCAATTCGCGTCCTGACCGCACGGGTCTTGGATCATCGGGTCCATATAGACGCTGAAACTGCTACGGACGCGAGCAATTTTAAGATCCTGTTCGAAAGAGTCTTCTTTCGTGTATTCCGTCAGAATGCGGATATAGCCTTCGCCGTATGTGACCTGGTTGTCGCAGGCCGTGTCATAGGCAACGTCGGCGTCAGACATATACTCGATATGCCGCACGATGCCGTCGAAGATCTCCGCGACCTCCGGATCCGCGTTCTCGTCGGCGGGGATGACGCGGGCGGTCGGGCGGTTCTGGCGTTGCTCGTTGGTCACGAGGCGCACGTGCTGCGGCAGCTTGTTGATTGTCAGGCACGGGCGCGCGTTGATCGTCTGGCCCTGCACCGCGCCGCGTGTCGCCAACACGTCTGCCGGCCATTGCCAAGCGTTGTCCGGCGAGCCCGCCATGAACCGCAGATCGTCTAGCTCGTCTTCGCGGCTGTCCGAATAGGCTGCCATCGCCACCGTAAAGCGGTGACGCATGGTGGCCAGACGGTCATCGTCCGGGTTATCGCTGACCTTGCCAGCCGCTACGACATCATCAGCTTGCATTATTTTTTCTTCTTTGCGGCTGCGCGCTTCGTCGAATAGGCGATGGCGACGGCCTGCTTGACCGGCTTACCAGCGGCGACTTCGGCTTTGATGTTTTTACGGAAGGCGTTTTTGGATGTGGACTTGACTAGCGGCATTACTTCTTCCTTGTCTTAGCAGACTGCTTGAACGCCTTGGCGGTCGGTGCGCCCTCTGCGCCCGGCTTGCGCATCTTCTCGCCCGACCCGGCTTTGATGCGCGCGCGCTTAGCGTGAATGTTGGCGTAGAGGCCCGGCTTACTTGCCACAGTTCCACCTCTTCATTGACGCCTTCGCCCGCTCCGCGTTCTTCGACTTAGCGACCACGCCGCCCATGCGCGCGCAGAACGACTTTTTACGCCCCTCGTCCGCCTTCGTCTTAGGGTTGGGAGCCGGCGGCTTCAGCTTGCTGCCCGTCGCAGCATTATATTTGGCTCTGCCCTTGGCCGTCAGCCCAGCGCCCGCCTTAGTCGACAGCTTCTCGCCGCGACCAACGGATAGCGATACGGACTTCTTCGCCATTAGTGACCCATCCATCCTGAAGAGGCTGCGTTGCCACCATAGGTCATGCGCGGTCGATTGTCCACTGGCCTCGCCTCCCTGTGCGCGACCGGATACGCGAACGTCACGGCGATAGCGTCGGCGGCGTCGGGACTGGCCAGTCCCCTCGCCTTCATGTCCTTCTTGCTCTCTAGGAATATAGTCCCCTTCGAGTCCGGCTTCATCATCGGCCCGGTCAGGTCGCTCTTGAGGAACCGGTCGTTGGGGATGGAGGCTGTCTTGAGCCACTCCCGCATGGCGTGCCACATCTCAGCCCGCTTGTTTCCGAACATGATTGGACGATTTGACCGTTGCCCAAAGTTTACGCCCCTGATCTTATACCGTTGCTCCTTCAGCCGGTCGACCACGCCCGCGCCTAGGCCGCCCTCGTCGATCACGACCATCGCTGGCCTGAACTCTTCTATGATGTCGATGACCCTGCCCACCACCTCCATCGTGTCGTCACCGCGGTAGCGTCGGATGCCGATGATGTCGCGGCCCTGCCGGATAGCGATGACCGTAGCGTCCGCCCCAAACCGCGCCGGGTCCACGCCCACGATTATCGGCGCTGTCTGGTCCTTCTGTGGTGGCCGTGTCTGCGCGTCCATGACCAGCGATGACGGTATGAACTGGTCATCCGATGCGTTGGGGAACGCTCCGTAGACCTCGACGTGGGCTTGGCTTGAGTCAGGTCCGTATTCGTCGATAATTTGCTGATAGACTGCCTTATCAGTTCCCTCCACGCTTCTGGCGTCAACAACCTTTGTTCGCCAGAACTCGCGTTTACTGTTGAAGCACTCGTAGAAATATCCGCTGTTGCGGCGGGGGTTGCTGAAAGCAAGCCAAAAACGATTAGGAGTGTTCTCTGTAAAGAAGCCACTGGCCACGCTCCATATACTGTCGTCAATACCACTGGCCTCGTCGAACACGAGCATGACGCCCGCGAAGTTGTGCACGCCCGCGTAGCTGTCCGGGTTCTCAGCCGACCACAGCCGCCCCTCCACGCCCCAGTAGCGTGTGCCTAACTTCAGATCCCGCTCCACCAGCTCCGCGATCCACTTGGCCGGTAGCACTCGCGTCGCGGACACCTCGAACCAGTGGGTGTTGAGGCTCATGGACAGCCACTTGGTGATCTCAGCCCAAGTGACGCTGCGGAGCTGCGCCTCTGAGTTAGCCGACACGATGGTCGTCGAGCCTATGCGCGTGGTCAGCATCCAGATCACAAGCCAGCTAACGAGGGCCGACTTGCCGATACCGCGCCCCGATGAGGTGGCCATGCGGAACGTCTCATAGTCTATACGGCCATTGTTCTCACGGATGTGATCCCGCAGGTCCATCAGCACCTGCAACTGCCACTGACGCGGGCCTGTGAAGCCCTCCAGCGGCGTGCCGGCCTTACCCCACGGGAACGCCATCCTCACGAACGCGACCGGATCGTTCTTCACCTGCGCCGACCACAGCGTCGCCATCAGCTTCTGTTCTTCGTCCGCGCTATAAATCGGAACTTGCATTATTCAGCCTTTCCGCCGCCGATCATGTGGAGCGATGGATACATGCGCAGGATCTCCGGTAGGTGTCCCGCGCCCATAAAATACGCCCCGTCCGGCTGCGCTAACAGGAACTTATTGCGCCAGCGTTCGGCGCTTTTGGCGAACTTGTGCGGCTCCTTGCCGCCCCACATCCTGTCCTCACCTTCAGACAGAAACGCCGTCACGTTGCGTTCGGTCGCCGGTTTCTTTGATTGGTTGAGCATACCCATCTCAGACAAAAACTCGGTCAGCGTCTCGTCGTCATAGTCGCGGTCGTTAAAGTAGTTTACGTCGCTGTCGAGGATCGCTTGAAAGATAGTCTTGCTACTATCCGTTATGCGCGGCGCGGTATGATTTTCTTTGACGTTTGAGAACAGCACGAACAGGAACTCGACCGGGTAGCCCTTCACGGACTTAGCGAATTTGTCATCCCATGACCCTTTGTAGGGCACGTCAAAATATTCTTTGTCCGCCCCGTCGCCTTCGTACCACGCCCCGTCAGCGCGGGCGATCAGATTGATCTTGTCTATCAGATCCTTCGACAGCGGTGGTTTGCGCCCATGCGGCATCCCCACGAATACTTTGTTCGGGTTCTGGAAGATCACCCCGTATGGCGCTTGCATCTAATATCTCTCCTTGGATCACGCGCTGCTGCGCCTCTTCTAGCGCCGCTATAATAGATATGCGCTGCTCGACCTGCACCTGCACCGACTGCGGCGCTGTCCACTTGTGCACATGCTTGAGGATGTCCAGCGCCGCCTTGGTGTCGCCGCTGCGGGCGGCGTTGTGCAGCACCTCGGACATTTCGGCTTCACCCTCGGCGCGGCCCTTCTGTTCAGCATACTCCGCAATAGGGTCAAACTGCACGAGCCGCCGATATTCGGTTGGCGTCATGCCAGCGGCGTAGGCGAGCGTGTCGCCCTTCAGCCCTTTGCGGGCGGCCAAGTAGATGCGCTCCAAAACGGCTTCCGTCGCCTCTATTTTGCGCGGCTCATAAGGTAATGACTCGAACATAATAAACTTTTTAGCACGGTGCGTTTAGAAAATAAAATAAAAAAATTGTTCTTAATGCCTGCGTATTTCTTAAAGGAGATCCCTCGGCCCAGTCCCCCTCCCTGTTTACAATCCTATAGCATCATGAATGTAAACTTAAAGCATTACGTTAAGTTGACAATCAAACGTCGGATCGTCATGCAGTTGGAAGGTCGCGACAAGCGCCAGCAAAACGTCGGATCGTCATGACGACGCAGGTTCATGCAGAATGTTTGCGCCTGGACGGCGCGGGATAAAAAACGTCGGATCGTCGAATCGCCATGACGATTTCGGTCGCTCAAATCTTTTTGCCACCGCTATATTATTATGTTTACATTTATTCTAAAACTCACAGTACTTACACCCATGACGATATGACGATATGCAGGCCGCGCCTGGGGTTGAGCGGGCATTGCCGACGACGATCTCACAACTATCCGCGACTATATCCACAATTAATCGCCCAAAATGGGGCAAAACATAATAAAACTCTTTACGACCCTCAAAAAACGTGAGAGGATAACATATCCACAAAGGAGGACATGACATGAAGACGCGTAAGAACTCTAAGGTAAAGATCTGGTACATCTACGCCAGCACAGGCGACGAGATCGGGCAGTTCTCGTTCTATCGGAAGGAGATCAGAGCATATTTTCCCGGTAGCCGTATTGTAAAAAACCGCGTGTATCTGTAACATATCCACACAACAAAAGGAGACGACGATGACTGACAATACCTATAACGGCTGGACAAACTACGCGACGTGGCGGGTCAATCTGGAGATATTCGACGGCATGGATGTTGACGATATGGGATGGCGCGGGATGGACAGATGGGAACTTGCGTCTGTCCTGCGCGACTATGCCGAAGAGATCATAGAACAAACCGCGCCGGAAGGATTGGCGCGTGACTATGCGCTGGCGTTTCTTGATGGGGTGAATTATCGCGAGATTGCCGACATGCTTATCGGCCAGAACGAAGAAGCAGCATAATCACAGGCGGCGCTTCACGGCGTCGCCTATTTTGTAACGTATCCACAAGGAATAACGACATGACAAACTTAAAAGCATGGTGCGAAAGCAAATGGGAAGGCCCGATGCTTAACATCGGTCACGGCAACGTGTTCACGCAAGAAGGCGCGAACATTCGCGTGCGCGGCGGGAGCGCTCGCAATTACAAATCAAAAGAACAAAAAGCCTATGAGGCGCGATTCGGCATTTACAATGAAAAGCTAAAGCCCGTGATTTTGGCTGAAGCAACAAAAACCGATGGCGTTTATCGGTGGCCGGCACATAACAAGCCGGCGCCAGTCGTCGCAATACCGCGCAAGCGCGTCCCGAAGGCTAAACTAGAACAAGCCGCCGCTATTATCGCCAAAGTGCCGCAAGACGAGCTGGCGGCCTTCCTTGCCAAGTTCGGCCTGTCATTGTCGCTCGCCGCGTCCATCGCGTCGCTGGACAACGCGGAGATGATCGCGCGTCAATTCTTGAGGGCTACGCTATGATCGAACTAGAGCTAGAGGCGCAAGCAATACTAGAGCTTATTGACTTGTTATCGCGCACAAGTAACAAATCCACATATCTAAGCGACGCGCTGCTAACCCTGCGCGACGTTTACGACAACGCAGCCGAAGAATACTGGACAAACGTTTGGAGCAACCAATGACCTACCATATCGACTATGAACTTGATGAGTTCCAGCCGTGGCCGGGAATGGCGATATACGCCTATGGCGTTGCGACCATCACCTATAAATGGGAAGGGCGCGACCGCGACACAGGCGACGCTGCCGGCCCGTATGACATCGAGCTAGAACACCTCACAATAAGCGCTGACAAGGCTAAAGAGCCCGACCGCTGCATAGAGCAGACTGATCCGCTCTTCGCACGGATAGAGGCTATCCTATGCGCCAGCCGTGACGTGTATGCAGCCTGCAAGGAAGATTATGAGGAAGAGTGACCTGATAGCCTTCGCCATCGGCGCAGCGCTGGCAATACCCGCGCTGTTCCTTTTCCTCATTCACTTGCTAGGGGGGCTCTGATGCGAGTTTTAATCGCTTGCGAGTTTAGCGGGACAGTGCGGGACGCATTCACACGGCGCGGTCATTATGCCATGTCATGCGACTTGCTCTCGTCTGAAACGCCAGGCCCGCACCATCAAGGTGACGTGCGCGACGTATTGGGCGACGACTGGGATTTGATGATAGCGCACCCGCCTTGCACGCATCTTGCCGTGTCCGGCGCGCGCTGGTTCAAGGATAAACGCGAAGAACAGGCGGAAGCGCTGGACTTCGTGCGGCTGTTGCTCGACGCGCCGATCCCGCGCATAGCGCTGGAAAATCCCGTCTCTATCATTAGCAGCAAAATCAGAAAGCCCGACCAGATCATACAGCCTTGGCAATTCGGCCACGGCGAGACGAAAGCTACGTGCCTATGGCTAAGGGGGCTCCCGCCTCTGACGCCAACGGACATAGTGGAGGGGCGCACGGCGCGTGTTCACCGTATGCCGCCCGGCCCTGATAGATGGAAAGAACGTTCACGCACTTATGGAGGCGTCGCGGAAGCGATGGCGGCACAATGGGGAGCATAACCATGTCACGCATGAAAGATTATTTTGAGTTCAGCCAGCTCTTACACTGGCTGTCCGACGAGGCGCTTAACATCCTGCTAGAGACAGAGCAGGACGATTACCGCGCCAAGATCATCCAGAACGAATTAGAGAAGCGCGGCCATGCTCCGGCTTGACCTTGACACCGAACCCGGTGGGGTCATGACCCGCTGGAAGGTCGGAGAGGGGCTGTCGCTGCATCGGCGCGACGGCTCGCTCATAATGAAAATCCATGCGCCCTATGCTGACGAGCGTTCTGTCGTCACGGCGGCGCACGCGCTCAATTTCATGTTCAAGAGTCTAAAACATGCAAAAGCAAGAGATGATCGAAGAGATTCGGGAGCTGATCGAGGAAACAGCCCGGAATCATAACATACCCACCGAAGCCCTGACCGGCCACAACCGCCGCAAAGGGGTCATCTGGCCCCGGTTCGAGATTATGTGGCGCGCCAGGCACGAGCTGAACGCGCCGCTCCAGCTAATCGGACAAGTGCTAGGCGGGCGCGACCACACGACCATCATGCACGGGATCAAACGCTATGAAAACAGGTGAAGCCATGGCAATCTTAATCGCTGTTTTAATCGAGCTGGTGTTGGGGCTGAAATGACGTTCGAGGAACAATATCAGGCCATACAGGCCGTAATACCTGACCTGCCGCGTGACGTGCCGGCCTATCAGGTCAATCCACCCCTCTGGGCGTTCTGGCGCACGGTAGAGCCGTGGGCGCAAGAGAGCCCCGTCTTCACTGAAATGGAGATCGTGCGCCGGCTGGACTTGCTTTACATGGGCCAAGGCGTCTGCTAATAATCTTTTTGTGCTTTCTGCACGTTTCCTCCCAATGGTGACTGGCCCCGGCTCCCCCGCCGGGGTCTTTTTTAGTATCCGAGCATCGCCCGAAGATAATTTAAAACGCTCGGTTCATACTCTGGCCCTTGCGGCGCGACATAATCGCGCCCGCCGGCAAACGTAGCGTCAGGCAGCCGCTGAAAGCTCTGCGGCAAGATAGGCGCAGCCCCAGGCATTACGCCGGCCATAGACTGTCTAAAACGATCCATAAACGCTTGGCGCTTCACGGCGGCGTCAGCCGGGGCCATGTAGTACTGCCCCACCAAATCCGTGTATTGATGCGGCAGATAGACGCCTCCCTTACCCGCCGGCGCGGGCATGGGGACGCCTTGATAGCTGGCGATGTCGGCAATGGCCGGCCCAAAGTTCTCTACGTCAGTCGGGGCGTAATAATCCGTATGGGCCAGCATAGCGTTTCGCCGGTCCATCACAGCGTCCATGGCTTCCGCCTCCCTCTGTTTTTGTGTTATAGGGGCGAACATGTAATTGACGGAACCTTTAGGCATGACCGAGTCCGAGTTTGAACGCCGCCTGAAGGCGCTCCAGCAAGAAATATCTGAGTCTTATCTTAAAGGATATAACGAGGCCAGGCAACGCGCCCAGTGGACTATAGCGGCGGCCGTCGATGAAAGCACCCGTCTACGGAACGCGCTCGAATGGGCGCTAGACGAGGTTCAAGACGAAAGCCGCCGAGTCCGTATTCTAGCAGCAATGCACAGGCGGCAACCAACCAATCACGAACGAGACTGACCATAGCCTAGGCCCTCCAGCAGCTCGCGGGCCGTCTCATGGGCCTGACATAGCCCCTCGACGATCTCCGGCGGACACTCATCGTCCCCCGGAGTCGCCGCCCAGTCAAGGTAAAGATCAAGCTGATCGGTTAAATTCGCCAAGACGTTCATAAAGACCGGATAGGCGTCAACCTTTAAGTGGGACGACATTGTCTTTCCAGTCCGGTTCGACCATGTTGCGTAGCTTGGCTTTAGGCAACGCCGCTAGGTCAGGCCGCACGAATATGTGCCGCTTCGATTTATATTCAGGCGAGCTACAAAGCCCTTTGTCAACCCATCCGGCCTCTTTCAGAGCATGAAACAGCGCCGGCTGAACGATCCTTGTCCGCAGATTGTCCGGCGCGGCCTGTGACAACTCTTTAAGGATGATGTGCCAGGGGCCAGAGATGATGTCGGTCTTGAACGGCGATTCTTGCTTTTCGATAAGGTGATGAATGTAGCTCTCCGCGTTGCTCATGCCGGTGTAGATCAAACGCTGCTTGTATTCGGTCGCAAACGGAATCGCTTTCGGATTAAACTGCGACACGTCCCGCCCGCGCAACCAGCCCGCAACCGCCTCAAATCCACCGGCCTTATACCAGTCCCAGATCCGCGTCGTCTCCTCCGGCGTCATCTTCGGCGCGTCAGACCAGACGCAGAACCAGCGCCGGTCGTCACTGTCGAGCGTGATCGGCATGGATTCGTTCGTGAACGCCAGCATGAAGATCCGATTAGGCATCTCGAACGGATGCAAACCTTTGCGGTTGACCGTCAGCATCTCCGGCGGCGCGGCGATGATCGGCTTGAGCTTGTTCGCCAGCGCCCGGCGCTCTTTCGCTTCCGGCTCTTTCAGCTCGTTTAACACCATGATCTCAGTCTGATAATGGTAGCCAAAATCGCTGTTGATCTTATTGCTGTCGATCACCGCGACGTTTCTCATGTGCTCGCCGCCAACGGCCCAGAGCAGCGGATACCACATGGTGTCCTTGCCGATACCGCCGTTGCCGCCGTGCAGGATCGCGTGATTGATCTTCGTGCGCGGCTGCTGTGCCTTCACGGCCATCACGTTCCAGATATGCTCAAGTTCGCGTTCGTCCGGCACGAGACGCCGGCAATGGTCAATCCAAAGCTGCGGATTACCGGCGCTCTCGACCTTCGGCCTGGCGTCGCGCCAGACGTTGCCATAAACGAGCCCATCGCGCGCAACCTTCCAGTCGTCACCGGCAGCGTAGGTCATGCCTTTCAAGACATAACCCTTTTGAGCCTCGCGGTTTTCATCATACCAAACCGACGCCTCAAGCCGACGCGGTTTTTCGCCCGTAGACTTACATTCGACATGCCGGAAAATCGCGTTAAACGCGCGGCGGCTGATCTCTTGACCTGTCTTATGGTCAAAATAACCGTCATCATCGACGACATAAGCGAAGCGTTTATGCCATGTGGCGCGTTCTTCGCGCCCCGCTTGCTTGCGCTCCACTTCAGCAATTCGAACCGCCGCCTCGTCAGGAAACGCTTCGGTCGGCGTCAGCGAACTAATCTTGCTGGTGTAGTCGGCAATGAGATCGTCTCGCAGGCCGGGGATAGCGCGCGGCCCACCTTGTTCCGATACCCAATCGCAAAAGAACTTGCTATCAAGATGCTCGCAATGAGCGTGATAGCAACAGAATGAACGATCCTGCGGCTTATATCGCGCTTCAATCTGTCCATCTGTGTGTCCTTCATGATTCGGGCAGACGACGCCGCACCAACCTTCGGCGTTTACGCCGGACGTAACAAGACCGTTCTCGCTCAGCCACGCCAGCACTGTGTCATTGCCAGTGTCTTTTACTCTAAAAGAGACGTGTCTTGCAGTGCCAGTCTCAGCCGGCGTAACGCCAAGCGCCGTGCAAATTTCCGCGAGCGTGTATTCGTTCTTTGGGTGAAACTCTACTTCGCGACAGACAAACGCGTCGCGTCCCGGCTTGACGTTAACCGAGCCTGGCAGGCGACAGTTACGCACGGCGTTAGTAGCACCAGGATCGGTATAGCCAGCTTCAGCAATAGCGGTAAGAGCTGCACAATGTTCCTCCACGGTCGGCTGGTCGCTGTAAGCATACCAGTATTGATAGTTGCCGGGGCTTGTCTCGACGATAGCGGTCGGTTCTAGTGACGGAATCTTCGACTTGGTGCCAATGTCGTCCAGCATCATAAACAGCACATGCGTGCAGTTCGCCACGCTGGCGGACGGCTTGTCGCGCATACGATCCATGATGAACGAGCCGGTGTTGAGAAACCAACTCTCGCCTTCCTTACGCTTGTGCTTCGGCAGATACGCCGGCCAAGTGTATTTAGGCGAACCGTCCTTGTGCAGCTTGCCCGTGTCGATCTGTTTGACAATCAGCGCTGTCTCGCCTTTCGGCGCAAGAGATGTAAAATAGTTAATCATCTTTCCTCGCAAAATATTCCGCAGTCGATCTGCATGTTTTTTAACGGTCGGCCTGTCGCGCCTTCCGGTAACTCGTCGAGAAACATTCGTTTGTTCTTATATCGCACTAACCGCACACCTAGACTGCGCGATTGCGCTGCCCGGTCAGCGTAAACGTCAGGATATTCTTTACGCACTAAAGACCAATAAGTCGGTGACGTAGCTTTAACGCAGCCGATACAGTTGGCGTTAGGAAAGCCTTTGCTATAGATGCGCGGCGGCTGAATGCCAGCGGCCAAGATCATGTTGAGGCAATCCTGTTTTGTCAGGCCAGCGTCGATCAGCACCGGCAGCACGTTGTCACGTTCCGACAGGACGAAACGATCAAACCGATGGCGCTCGTCGACCGTAAAACCCAGCACATGCCAGTCGGCTTTATTGTCGCGTTCCCATTCCTGACGGGCGCGTTTCTTTAGCTCGACCGTGCAGACGGCCCCAGTCGGGCCAGACATAAACCCGCGCTTCTGCCATATATCGCGCGCCGAACAGGACGGGTATTTGCTATTGACGGCGCGTTCGATCTTGACGCCAAGCCATGACTCAACGTCGCGCAAGAAGCGCTCATTGTCTTCGTCCTCTTCGACGACCGGGTTGTTAATAACCCGAACGTCAGAATATCTCTCTAGCGTTAGCTTTGCGGCAACTGCGCTGGCGGCTCCGCAAGAAAACCAAACCGCAATCATTTGCCGTATCTTTCCATAATGGTGGCTTCTACTTCTAACGGCAGACCTTCCGCCCATGCAGGCGGCGTCGTCATTACTTCTTCAAGGAGCGCCTTCGCCTCTTCGGGCCGATCAGACTCCAGAACAATTTCATCGTGAACATGCAACACAACGTCAGGCAGACGGCGCAGAGCCTCACGTAGAAGATCATGGGCGGTCGCTTGTGTGACGTTCTCGCAAGCCAGCCCTCTCCAGAGCCGACCCCGAGGCCACTCTTTAGCATCCGCCGCAGGCTTCCAAGACGCCTTTGAATAGGTGATCGA